TATCAGGCCAAGTGTCCCAAGTTTGCGGGATATTATCAAACACAGAAGAATAATCTATGTATCGCGCAAATGTTACTGATCCGCTAGTTGTGACCGTGCGAACAGTACCAACATCAATGTAATCTGCACTGGATGCAGTTTGCGCCCCTGACAATGCTCCACCAAAATAATACGTCCCAGAAGGTGTTGATGCAGACGTATCATCAATTCTCAATTCATTTGGACTTGGAACAGTATCAACTTGAATATTTGAGTTTGTAAGCCCCGTATTGCCGCCGAATGTAGAATGCTCAGTCTGAGTAATGTTGTTTCCAAGAACTGGAAGAGCAGCCGCAGGGACAAGCACATACCCAACATTATCACTTGGGTTGCCAGCTTTATCATATGCCTTGATAAGATATGTCCCTGATCTAGCGGGTAAAGAGATGTTCGTAGCGGGGCGTCCTACACGCTCAACAAGAACATTTGAGTTACCGCCCCATAATGTATTTGCCGCGCTCAGTGAAGCTGTAGTGAGGTCTGAGGAGTATCTTATTAGATAATAAGAGAGATCAAGGTCAGAGATAGCAGCCCATTGCAAGAATATTGTGCCTTGCGATACTTCGAAAACAAAGCTGGAACTTGATACATCGCTTGGTGGACTGTCAAATGGAGCAAGCAAGAAGTTCAAAAGATAGCTATATTCGCCCTTTACTCCGAATGTGTTTATGCCCCTTACTCTTGCGTCATAGTTTCCTTCGTCTAAATCCAAAACGCTATACCGCCCAAGACCGCCCGTTCCAATATTTAAATAATCGCCAGTGCTTGCTGGTCTATACTGAACCTCAACGCGATCAATTCTTGAAGCATCTTGAGTTGTTACGTCTAGCTGCAATTCCCTAAGAAGCTTTTCACTGACAACTTTAAACACGCCACCATATTGATTTGATGTTGCAATAGCTACAGCGGGAACTTCAAATGGGCTTAGAAGGTTTGTGTTGTCCCTTTCATAAACCTGCCCATCAGAAATAGTATCAAAAACACTTGCGCTGATTTCCCGCAAAACCAAACTTACGCCCAATTCAGCGCCAGAAAGCCCAAAGGTCCATTGAATAACCTCAAATGTCTTTGAGGAGAACCCGAACCTGTCGATTGTCAAATTCACAACATCGCCAACTTGAAGCTCAAATGCCTTCATGCCGAAGGTCGCTTTTACCGTTAGCTGTTGACGATTGCGCTCTAAGGTTATCAAAGCCAAATGACGCGCTATTTGGAAATCATCAGTAAATGGAAGGCTGAGATTGTAAACGCTTTTTTGACCGCCATCAGCGTCAATGAACGCTTGGTTTGTTACTTCTGCATAGTCTGTAGGCTGATAGTTTGTAGCGGGACCGCGAAACACGCCCTTGATTGTATTGAAATTATCTCTCCGACTATGCCTTGTAGATACTTGCACATTGGAACGAAGATCATCTGTGGTAAGGCTAATTGTTGGATTGACATAATGACCAGCCTTCATTCGCCATTTGCCTTGACCATACCAAAGCACACCGCCCATCGCAGTCAGCAAATCCATAAGATGATCGTGTGGAGTTACGGCTGTTGTGAAGGCACCATTTAAAGTAAATCGGTTGCCCCCTGTTTTGGTCGATGGCGGGTCCGCATCATTAACATCGTAATCCGCATATTGGCAAACATCAGCCGCAATCTCTACCTTATCATCATCAATTGAAGCCGCCGCTTCCCCAAGGCCATAAGTTGTGCTTGTTAAATAATCCCTTATGCACAGAGCGGGGTTATCTGACCAAGCCGTTGTGCTGGTTCGCGGATCATAAACCTTCTTGCCCTTTATAAGACAGGACATCTCAGGAACACCATTTGGGAACGCATCAGCATCAAACGCCATTCTTACATAAGCATAAGCAACACCTCTTAGCTTATGATCAGACGTCCATCCGCTACCCTCTGCGATAAGGTTCGCAATCGCTGTGTCATTCTCTGTGCCGCCTTTTCTGAAGTATATACGAACATAATCGTTATATCTGTCATGGGTAGCACCAGATGGGCTGGTTGCTACCGTAGGATAATAATAAGTATCGCTGTGACTGTCTGTGCCTGTGGTAAGGGTCAAAGCTTCATTGTTGAAATAGAAAGTTGTAAATTCCTCAATCTCATGTCCAGTAAAGGCAATGACCCTATGCAAAACCTTATTGTTTACACCAGACACATCATCATAAACGATTGCACCGCCTACTTTGGTTTTCCCATAGATGATTTGATGGTTTGCAGCCGCCGCCCTTGATGATACTTGATAGCCGCTATTCGCTTGGTTTTGGGGTATATCTGGAATTGAAGGCTTTGGAGTAAGCGCATTGAGGGCCGCGCCCATAGCTGTAGAAATCAGGAAGTGCGACATCATAGAGCCGCCCATAAGGGTCGCACCTGTCACCCCCATTCCAACCATTGCGCCTGTGGAAAGGGTTGATACCAAAGCCATGCCAGCCGAAATCGCCATCAGTCACCTATATATTTCTGATAGACCCGTTCTACCATATTATAGCGCATATAATCCAACAGTTTGTCAAAGGGCTTATGAGCCTTGGTGTTTATGTTAAGAACGGAAATCCCATCTTCCTTCAAACACCGCTCTGCAAACTTAATAAGCTTGATCCCCGTAAATCCCTTTCGATGTTCCTTTGAAAGATAAAGAACATCATTCTGTGCAAACATATGGTCTTTGTAATGAATGTTGACGCCCGTTATAACAACGAAATATCCAACCAACTTTCCATCTTCTCGCGCTGTAAATATCTTGAGGCGATTATTTTTCTCAAGTTCCTCATAAGCGTCCCAATCAGGATTGAGTTTTATCTTGGACTTATTGACCGCAATCTCTTGCCAATGCTCTTTGATCAGTTCTTGTATTTCGATATATACGCTTGCAAGAAACTCTTGCTGATAACTAGACACCAGCCCTTCCCCAAGTCAGTTTTTGCTCTTGAAGACTTTCGACAAAATCAAAACCCTTATCTTCGGAGTAAATAGATTTTTGATATTCGGAAGTAAACCTTCCGACCCGTGGACGCTCCAAGTCAATCAATTTATTCTCTACAGTCAATTGAACCGTAGAACTCTCTGGACCCTCATCAATACTCATCTGATCCATATATCCCGTAAACACTTCTGTCAGACTTGATTGAGAGGACGTCATACCAAAATAGATTGTGCATTCACGTCCCTGATATTGCTCAGAGAGAGCCAAAGATACAACTTGGCTAGGCACACCGCTCAGAGTTATAGTTGCCCCTTTAGCGGCAATCTCTGTGCTTTCTTCGATGCTGGAAATGTCTAGCATATTACCAGTTCCAAAATATTGGTTGCCATCATATGTCAGAGTTCCCAAGCCCGTCCAAAGCCTCAGAACGCGATCTTGGGTTGTTCCATCCGCAGCCGTAAAAGTACCGCTATCAAAGTTTAACTCAACAGCAAAAAATGGATATATAACATCGTCGTTTAAGGTAGATGATACGCCGCTTGATAAATCCCTAGACACCGATCAACCCCTATAACACTTCAACAATATCAAATGAAATTCCATATCTAGCGATATTATCTATGTTCCATGAAACGGTATTTGTAGATAAACGAAAAACCCCTTGCGGGTTGTTTGTTCCCAGTGTTTCAGAGGAATATGTTTGACGCAGATTTGGATAAATTTCCAATGTGCCATTGCCAGTTTTATCTGCAAGCACTTGATAAAGTTCCGCAGAACTACTTGACCCTAACTGGATAAAGTCACCCGCTAACAGTGTTTTATCCTGATCACCTGTCTGCATTGTAATGGTGACCGAACTATCGCCTTGGGTTCCAGTTATGCTTGCCGCATTCCCAGCATTGGTCGATCTCAATGTTCCTCTGGGGGTAGCGTGATCAGGATGACCGAAAAGCATACTGCCCTCAACGCCTTTTAAGCTTGTAAGAGCCGCAGCCCATGCCGCCGCTGTTGCTCTCTTTTGAGGGGGAAGGGTCACGGTTGCTTCCCATCTCTGACCGCCAAGAACAACAATTTGCTGTTTAAACGTATATGGAGACTGAGAATTGATTACAGCATTGATTGATCGCCACTCAATCGCAGAGATGCCTGTTGAGGGCAATGTTATGGGGTATGTAATAGCCATTAACCAAAGACCGCTTTCATTTGACCGCCGCGCCGCCTACTGCCCATTATACCTTGCTCAGTCATTTTTGCAATTTGTGGTGCAGCTTGGTGGATGATTTTCTTGACGCTCTCATCGCCATTTGCTGAGAATGCAAAGGTTTGATTGACAGTAACACCGCCGCCCATGCCCCTTGTGGTTGCCGCATTGACAATAGAACCAGCGCCTTGAGGCACAAACAATTCTGGACCGCGCTCCCCTACCAGAACGGGCGCTCCTCGCATTACTGGACCGCCTGTAGCTTTGGTTTGCCCTATTGAGGAAATGAATGTTCCAGCATCACCCCCAATTGCACCGCCTACCGCGCTGAACATACCACTGATCATAGGTCGTATAATCTGTGCCTTAATAGCATCTGCGATCATTTGTCTTAGAATATCTCTGAATGTATCTCTTAGGCTTTCTAAGTTTAGTTTGCCCTTTTCTACAGCATCGACCAAAGCATCTGTTAGGCTATCTGCCATTGCGTTAAAGCCATCCCTAATAGACGTCAAAGCTGGGTATGTTTTTTCTAGCATTTCTAATTGCAATCTAGCCAACTCATCTTTGACATTTGTAAATGCCTCTTTAAGCTTTGGACCAGCTTTGTCCCCCATCGTTTCCATAGCGGCATTTAATAAATTAAATTCTTTTCTTACTGCATGAATAGGGCTTATATTAGAATTAATAGCCTTCTGTAAATCTGTTAAGCCTTTTTTACCCTTTCCACCACCCGCCGCAGCGAGTGCTGCTTGAATGTTTTCTATCGCTCTCGCGGCTTCCCCCGCAGGGGCAAAAGTTTCTGGCTCAAAAGCTTGACCCGCAGCATCTCCAAAAATTAACCTACGCGCTTCGTCAATATCAGAAGCCGCTTCTGTAAAATCCTCTGAAATTGCAGAGAGCATTTGTTTAATATTGTCAGGCAATATATCATCAAAGGTCATCTCAAGCTTATCAGCAATATCCTCAAACATACCAAATTGTTGCGCAGCATATCCAAGTGCGCCAGCAATAAGAAAAATTGGTGATCTTTTAATCACTCTATTCATAAATGCAAAAGCTTTACCAGACGCCAAAGTCGCCCTTGCAAATTTGAATGCTTCTTGCGCAGAGGTCCAAAAAGACTTTGCTACGTTAAGAGAAATGTATGCGCCCGTTGCAACAATCAAAAGCGTCATGTTTTCGCGCACAACATCAATGGCTTTTTGAACATATTCTATGATAATGGCAATGTATGGGCCAAAAGCTTCACTAAGCTGAGTATAAATTTCTTTGCCTAGTTCAATTACACTTCGCATTGGATTAGCAAGTATAGCAAAGCTTTGTCTTACAAAATCAATTGTTTTTGCAAGATTTGAGAATGCAGCACCCAAGAAATTACCTATGATGTCTGCAAGCCCCATGCTGCTATTTGTAACATCTGTTAATTGTGCTACTAATTCTCTGAACCCTTCGTTCAATCCACTTTCAGCAATTGCACCCCTAAATTTGTGCATTGCGTCACCGAACATAGAAACAGTACCAGCGGTTGTTTTTGCAAATGCGTCCATAGCGCCATCTGATGTGCCGCCTGTTCCAAAGTGCTTGATCAAAATAGCCGCCGTCTCAGACGCACTATAACTTACGCCAGCTTCAAATCCTGCAAAAGCAGAAACACCAGCCTGTTTAAATAAGTCCGCAGAGCCAATACCCGCAGATAGCGCCCGTTGTACATTTTCTGATGCCATCTCAAATGGGATGCCAAATTGTGCTGCAATATTACCTGTTATCTGTAATAGTTCCCCAAGCTCATCTGCATTGTCAGAAGCAGCCGCAAGAGAGCCAGCACCTTTTTGGATTTGATCCAAAGAAAACGGAACACGACCAGCAAACTCAGCCATAATGTCAAACGCTTTGGCACCCTGTTCCGCGCTGCCAAGCAAAGCATCAAGTTTAACTCTTAAACCCTCTATTTCAGCGCCCGTATCAATGGCGCTTTTAATGAAAGAACCAAAGATTGCAGTGCCGCCGATAACCGCAATGGCTCGCCCTACCTTTCGGAAAGCATCAGCCATACGGTCTGTATGTCGCTCAGTAGTTTGAGAAACCTTGGCAAGATCACGCTTGAGATCAGCCATATCCGCTTCAATGCGGACTAAGAGGGTATCAACTGTCGTAGCCATTAGTCGGGATATAACTCCATCAAGTTCTCAAGTTCATCCTTTTTCAGCGGTGGCGGTTTACCGCTAGAATGAAACTCACTAAATCCTTCAATAGCTAGGTAAAACTCCTGCAATGACATCGACCAAAATTCACTTGAACTCATTCTCATTTTGCCCAAGGCAACTTTGATCCATTCATCCCAAGGCAGTTCTTCAACTGCTATGCGACCGCCGCTATCGCGTTTCCCTCCTCATCCCCCAAGATATGAACAATGATCTCCGCAACCAACCTGATGCCCTCTGTAAACCCAGCTTCCCAGATAAGCTTTTGGACGTCACGATCTTTGACATCAGTGCCGCTTGTTCTGATTACTGGCGTCAAAATGGAAACCATATCTGTCGCTGAAAAATCTGCGTCTTGCAGTCCGCTTGCGATCTTCAAAATACCGCGCCCACAATTTTGCTCAATACGCATTATTGTGTCCATTGATATTTTGCAGTTATATGTCTGATTTCCCAGACTTAACTTTAGCTCTCCGCGTTTTGGGTTTGTCAATTTCTAACTCCTCTGTTTGAATTTCGCAGACCTCATTTCGATTGCCTACGTTAACAATACTGACCACCTTATAATCATTCTTGTCAACATTCAAAATTGCGCCTACGGAAATCTCCGCATCAAATGGCACTGAAAATAGCAAGCCTTTTTGGAAGCCTGATACCTCAGTGTCATTGATACTTACTTTAACAGAGTTCCAAGCCATCAATCAGCCTACACCGTTGCGAAGGTAACTGTGCCACTGCTTTCAAGGGTCACATCGTATTGGACTGTTCCGTTATACTCACCGTTGAATGCCAATGACGCGACCATGAACTCCCCAGTGTATGTTCCGAAATCAGGAATTAAGATTTGGAAGTTATGAAAGTCTGATGCCGCAAACGCGCTTTCAAGAGTTGTTTCTGATGCCGCATCCGTAAAAACGCCGCTTCCCGAAATCGTAACAGACTGAATGCCGCCATTTGCTAAAAGCTTACGGATACCTGCATCATCAATGGTTGTTACGTCAACCGCTTCCTCATTCTGAGTAATTGATGTTGTTCTCAAGCCACCAATGGTTGTGTATGTATCGCTTGCCGCAGACGCAGTATTATCCGCGCCGATTTTAAGCAACATCGCTGAACCTTTTTGAGCCGCCATATTTTATCTCCTATGTGTCAAACATAACGACCCGAAATCTCATGACCCCGTGCCGCGTTATTCCATCATTCTCCGCTAGTGTTGTTGAAAACTCTTGTCTGATAAGCACTAGCGATGCTCCTGCTACTGTTATAGCACTATCGTGTAGCAAAGAATAGATACTTTGCATGATCTCTTTAATCTCGCGCCTTCCTCTGTATTGGGACCACGCATGAATGGTTAATGTATGCTCAAGGCCATCAAGGGTTTTTGTGCCATTATTCGATGTAGTTTCTTCGCCCATCAAGACATAAGGGTAAGACGTTTGCTCTGGCACATCATCATAAACAGAAACATTCCCAGTACCGCCAATCCCAGTGACATTGCCGTTAAGGGCTGAATAGATTGCCTTCTGTAATTCCCACGAATGTAAAGACATTATAGACCGCTCCCTTTAAGACGCTTGAACATTCTTCTTATCTTTGGCCTATTTTCTTCAAGAGCGGGTTGCATGAAAGGACGCGCATCCATTTTGCTTGTGCCAAATTCAAGAAACTCTGAATACTCTGCCCTGCTTTCGACACTGGCACCCATTTTGTCGCCATCAATAACTTCAGAGATATTATTAGCTAAATATCCCGTGTCAGTATTAGGCGGGTTTCCATCTGAAGATGCCGTATGGGTCCGTCTTGGATTGTATTTTTCATAAGTAATCCCAGAACTTCCATGCTCGTGAATAGATGTAACAGCCGTGTTCCTAACCATCTGCGCACTTGCAGCGATAATTTGCTGAACCTTTCGCTCATAAGCTTTGCTGACTTTTGCGGTATTGCTCTTGCGAACCACCTTCGTGCGAATGCTCATGTTGGGACGCCTTCTTCGCAATCTAATTCCAAAAACTTGAACCGATTATCTACGTTAATCACGCCCTTGATATTGAAAATTCGCGTTTCTTGCTGACCATCAAATCTTACAAATGTTTGAGAAAGCCTGTTTTTATGGGTCAAATCCTTGCGATAACGAACAGTGATCTTATGCTTGGCAACCTCTCTCAATTGGTTGTCTCGCCCAAACTCGCCTTCTCTGGCGCTTTGAGGCTCAATCTTAGCAAAGATAGTTGCAACCTTAGACCATGATAATGCTGCACCACCCCCATCATCAGATGTTCGCGTGTACGATTGCAGTTCAAGTCTTTCCCTCATGCGACCTATAGACATCAGCCAATCCCCGACCTCAACACATTCTCATAAGGCGTAGCGCCAAATCTCATAATCTTGTATGGCTGAAGCAATGCTTGCAATAATGAAGGCGGCTTAGGTAGCGCGGACCCTTCAAAGTCACCCCTGTGCTCATACAGAAAAGTGCAATATTGCAAAATCGCTAACCTAATAGGCTCTGGAACGCTATCTGGGGAAGAACCATAACCAGCCGTGAAATTGATTTCCAATCCATTGGCACCGCGCAAATCAGTAGGCCATGAACCGCCATCCAACAGAACAATGCGGGGGACGTCTCTGACTGTATCGACGTAGTAATTACTTGTAGCCCATGTGCTTTCTGTCCCTGCGTCATTGTAATATTTGACTGAGGTAACGCTGATCACTGGGGATGCGGCAATCTCAATGGCATATTGACCACCCGTCAAAGAATTTTGATGGCCTGTTCTGTACCCGTTGAAACCGTTATTCGTAACTGCGGGGGTACTATCCAAGAACTGCCGCAGTGTTCGCGTTATGAACACTCTGCCCGTGTAATTCTCTGCCCATTCACGCGCCGCCATGATATAGGCCATCACTTGGATATTATCGACGTCATCATCTAATCGGAGATGTTCCCGTGCCTCAATCGCCGTAACTGGCTCTCTGGCTGGTTCTGTTACTATTTGCAGTCCTGACATTGAAGCACCTATGTAATATCATCTAAGACATCAATTTGGATGTACCCAGAATTTGGAAAAGTTTCTATTGTTCCATCACTGTAGGTGACTTCGAACTCGCCTATGAAAGAACCACCCGTGTCTGTGTCTGAAGATTGCCACGCATAACGAACAATCCCGTTTTCTTCATCATATATCGTAGCAGCCGCATCTACCTTTGCAGTAGAAGCCCCATAACGCTTCATATGGAACCGAACTGATGATCCAGTAAGATCAACCGCATTATTAGCAGCATCAGTAATAGTGGTTTGCAGAATTGGGCTTGTATCGTTCTTTTTGAGTTTAAAGGGCATGGCTTCTCACCTTTGATTTGAACCCATCATACACAAATTCTTAAAGATTTCCAGTTATGCCGCACGATTACGTCCTGTGTTTGACAATACAGCGGAGTTTCTTGGATTTGTGTTTTGAAGGACTACAGCATTCCTTGAGTTTGCAGAGGCGCTGATAAAGCGCGATATACCAGCATCATACAACAGCGATGGGATAGAGGGTGTTCCTGTGGTAATACCGTTTACCGTAAAGATGTTTTGCTGGAACAGCGAAGGCTCCCCAAGGGTTGGAGTTCCAGAAACAAATTCAGCCGTAGAGAATACGTTGTTCTCCGTAATGTCCGCAGAGCCAATATCAACAGCGCCAGTAACGAAACCATCCCCAGCAAAGGTTTCATCCTCTGACATTGTGGCATTGCCCACGGATGGAGAACCGCTATCAAGATCATCCCCTGCAAGCTGATGGTCTTGTTCAATAGTTGCTGTGCCAAGATCATGGGCTTGAGCATCAAGGTTGTCCCCATTGACTTTATGGTCTTGAGAAATTGAAGCCGTTCCAAGTGAAGGCGCACCAGTGCTAACATTGGCGGTGTTGAATGTCTCCTCTTCAGACATTGGGACACTTTCGACGGAAGGTGATCCCGCTGAAATTGTAGTGCCGCCAAGCTGATGATCTTGATTAATTGTGCCAGTATCAATATCGGGAGATTGAGCATCTACATTATCGGCATCTAAATCATGCTCTTGGTTTATAGTCGCTGTAGAGAGATCAGGCGCACCCGTGTCCAAATTAGCTGTTGTGAATGTCTCCTCTTCAGACATTGTAGCATTTGCGACTATAGGCAAATTCAATGATATTGTATTACCAAGCAACACATGAACTTGAGCAAATGCAGTTGATGGGACAGACGGGTTCCCTGTGTTTAAATTGGCTGTTGAGACAACGTGGTCTTGATCAAAAGTCGCGCTTGGTACACTAGGCGCTGAAGTAGTAATTCCATCTGCGAAGAGAGGCGTTGTTTCCAAAACAAATGGAGTTGCAAGAGATGGTGCGCCTGTGGTTATTCCATTTCCAGACAGACCATGTTCTTGAGAGATTGATGCACTCCCCAAAACAGGATTACCCGTTGAAACCTCACCAGTATTAAAGGTTTCACCCTCAGACATTGTAAGGTTGCCAACACTAGGGGTGCCACTAATCAGGTTAGAGGTTGTAAGTATATGAGTTTGAATGCCCGTTGGCTGATCAAGCTGTGGTTGTTCAGTTGTAATACCATTGGCATCAAAGTCATGGTTTTGGTCAATTTGTGTAGTGCCTAAGGATGGCGATCCAGTATTCAGATCAGATGTACTGAATACATTATTTTCCGTAAAATCAGCCGCATCTATAGAAGCCGCGCCAGTTGTAATACCATTCGCAGCTAAGACCTCATCCTGTGCAATTGTGGATGTGTCTATTGTGGGCGCTTGAGAAGATAAATCATTCGCAGAAAATTGATGGCCTTGCGTAAAATCAACCTGATCTACAACTGGCGAACCTGAAGTAATCCCCTGCCCACCAAAAACTTCGATGACATCAATATCATCTGCAAACGGGGATGCGCCGAATGGAAAGAATGATGACATTGAGAACCCTTTTTTGGTGCGCTACACTATAGGCAACTTATCACAATTCTATGCCGTTTGTCTATTTAAGTAGGGATAGATTGATTTCTTACAATCTTACGCAAATTTTCATCTACCTCAATATGACTTACCCTTTTCATTCGCAGCCTTGGAATGTGTTTCAATTCCTGATGCAATGAAAATTCATTCATATCGCCCGTGTAAAAAACAACAGCATTGAAGTTCACCTGTCTACATAGGGCGATGGATGCACCATAATGGACGGCTGTTTTTTCAACTTCCTCTGGGTAAACACGAACACTGTCTTGTTTGAACATGTTGCGCTCTCTGCCCTTTAGGTAAAAATCCCAGACGGTTTTACCCTCTACCAAATCCTCACTGTCCCACCATTCACCTTGACTATCCCACTTGCACATTAGAGTTCGCCTGTCTGAGAACTTCATGCTGACACCATCAGGGGTTTTATAGCGAGAATAATGATTTTCTCCATAGCTATACAAAACAGGCGGGGGAACCTCTGTTGATCCATAGACGTTGAGAACCTTCTTAGCTCCACGCCTTGCTATATCATGTAACATACCATTGGCTGTGAAATCACCGCCAACAGAGACAAAATCAAATGAGGACATATCCAATTTCTGCCATGAACTCATCTTAGATAAGACGCGCCACATATTTGGCGGCATTACCATAAATGTTGGTCTTACCTCATGGATATAATCTATGAATGTAAATGGATTAAACTTCTCATGCAGAACTTCACACCCAATCATGCGCTGAACATTATCCATCATGACCGCCGTTCCTATGCTCATAGGAGCCATATAGTTCAACAGTTTGGATTTTTTGGTATGACCATACAGATCAATGTTTGCTTGGGAAACTTCATCCAAAAACTCTTGGCTGTGTTGAACCTGTTTTGGATGCCCTGTTGTGCCGCTAGTCGTGAAGGTGTGGATTGAGTTCTTGATATATTCTCTCATTAAAATACATAGTCCATCTACCTACGTTTTCCTGTTCTGTCTCTTCTGTTGTCATCCAAAGACCAATCCTTTGAGGGATAAGCTGCAACATTGACCAATGAGGAGTTTGTTCATTATTATCATCAAGCTTCTTTACGTCCGCACTTATTCTATTTGTATGCAATGTTTTGCAATATTCAACGTGTTGCAGCCAAAATTCCCTTGAAAATGTCCAAGTTCGACTACCTTCGTATGATCTGTAAAACCCAGCGCCTTGATGGTATCTATCATTGAAAACCCCAGCAACGCCATACATTACCAATTGATCGCCACGCCATGCTTGATGGAATTTGTATTCCTCTTGCTCCGCAAGGGTGCGAATTGTGCTATCCCAATAATTTATTAAATATTCTAAATCATCAGACCCCTGTTTAAACATAACCGCTTCAGACATAGCCTTTTGACTATCTGATAAAACATATATCATTTTTTCAGGATCATATTCATCTTCACATCTAAATTCATACATTTAATAAAATCTCCTCAATGTATGAAGCTCTAGCGCAATGGCTTTTTTGTTGCTATTTATTGCTACCTTCTTGATCCCCTGATTAGTTTGTCGGGTAGAAAGCGTTACTAAGTGATTGACCCAACTAGAACTACCCCATCCACCATCACGCAAACTATAAACAGATGAACCAGAAGAATAGTTTGCACTAGTTCCCGAAACATTTGTCCATGCTACACAGAAACAACCACCGTAAACATCAAAATCACTCACAGTGCCAACATCATTAGTATTTGTTCTGCCAAAACAATCATCTAAAATATCACTACTTACTTGCGTCCAACTTGCGCCAGCATTAGAGGCGGTTGTTTTGTACATATGATCTCTACTTCCTCCAGTATTCAGGGTTACGCGTATTAAACAATAAAAATCATCATTTGCTTCATCTACCGCGTAACCCTGTATCCATAAGTTTTGATTGGCCTCAGTGCTGGTATTTAGAGTTCTAATTGTGGTTGCCGAATAACTTGATCCACTATTTGAAGAATAAAGTGAAACAATTGGGTCTTGAGTTGAATTACTACCACCCCTTCCTACAATGAAAAGATTACTGCCTTTTTTCCAAGGTCTTGAGTAAGCATAACCAATTGAGGTTGATGGCATTGGGAAACTGGTTACATTCGAACTTGCTACTGCGGTAGATGAATACGACCCGTTCCACTGCCAACCATTTTGGGATGATCCTACAGCAATAATTTGACCTGTTTTATTGTTTTGATCCCTGCCTAGTTGAAATACTTGTACTCCATAATTCTGACTATTAGGTATTTGAAGGTCATGGCCATTATCAGTCAAAATCCAAAAAGACATATTGGAAAATTTTCCTGATTGATACTGAGCGTAAAGCCCCCCTGCACTGCCAAATGGTAAAAACGTCCTATTGGCATTGGTAAAAACTGTTAGCGGTACATTAGTCGTGTTACTTCCACTTGGGCCTGTTTGGGCGGTTGTACTCCAACTAGCACCATCATTTGTCGACATAGCGCGAGTATTATAATTTAATCCATCATATCTAAAATGTAACTGAAAGTCGCCATTATCATGTGCATATATAGCCATGAAACCATTAATAGTGGTTCCATTTATTGATGAGGTACTTGAAATGTTTTGTGGCGTAGCTGAAGAACTTGCCCCGTAATATTCGTTGAATGCGTTCTGCGCCCCCGCGCCCTTGCTGATTAAGCCGCGAATATCTGCATCGTTCAAAGTGCATTCGGTACCAGTAGTGCCCCCCGCTTCGACATGCATTGCGTTGAGATCAATTTGACCGCTACTTGTGAGAGCCATTTTTTAGTTCCTCAATTTCTGCTTTTAAGTCTTTGATAGCTTCGATGAGCAAAGCTGTAAGCTGATCATACTGAACAATATCATATTCAGTTTCGTTATCATCGCCCATTTTCAGTTTCAGCTTTGACTTCTTAATAGCAGAAGGCAGAACCTTTGCGACCTCTGGGGACATAACACCCGCGCTTGATACCCCATCAGCCTTGTAATCGAAGGTGTAGCCATTAAGCTGCATGACCTTCTCAAGCCCATTTGTTACAGGCTTTATGTTTTCTTTGAGGCGTGGATCAGAGATAGTGGTTGAATACGCTATGACGTTTCCATCTGCATGGAAGTCACCATCGTTTTCAATACGCGCATCAACATTCCCATCAAGCACAAAATCAATATTGGTTGTACCAACAGAAATGTAATCGTTTGTATCTTGACCGATTTGTGTAATTACGGACCTCTGATCCGCGTTTACGCTGAAGGTAGTGCTTGAAAGGGTAAGCCCGCTGCCAGCACCATAAGTTGTATTGGTATCTGTGCTTGAAAATGTAACCCGTTTATTGGTGCTATCGAAAGCAACTGATGTCGCGCCACTCGCAGCAAATTCCAATCCTACCGTATCCGTTACAGTAAATTGCGATGCGCCACTTCCATTTTCAATCGCTAGGCTTGTGGTGTTTGTATCAGTGTTTACAACAGTCTCAGTCCCGCTTGAGATAGAAGTAATATGCCCATATGTGTCCAATGTTATGCTTTGGATGTATGTGCGCCCTGCATTGCTTACAGAGGCTTGAGAGGACGTGTCCGAATGGCTGAATGTTGTCCCAGTAAGGTCTATACCAGAACCAGCCGAATATGTGGTGTTCGTATCGGTTGCGGCAATTGTTGTTTCCCCAGTAGTGTCATTATAGCTGACTGTAATGTTTGAACCTGCGGTAATAGCCGCACCAATTCTGTCTTCAACAGCCTCTTGGAAGTCAGTGATTTGACTTGATGTGTGCGTGTGGCTAGAAGCCGCAGCGCCTACATCTGTATAGCTAAGTGTCTTAGAGGCAAGCCCAGTGACGTGACCATTGGTATCTAGCGTTACGTCTTGGATTACAGCCGCGCCAGTATTGTCAACGCTTGAAGCCGCCGTGATGCTTGGGTGTGCAGTTAAATAGCTGGGATCACTTGCTGGAACCCAAGAAGGCGTGACATCTGCGTTTGTTGCAATAGTATCAAGTTTAGTGCCATCAGTAGCAACATCACGACCATCAACGGTGCCTGATACTGTTATGTTGCCAGTAACATCAATACCTGTGCTTTTCGTTGCAAGTTTTTCTGATCCGTAATGGTATAGCTGAACTTCTCCAGTTGACCCATTTGCTGTAAGGTATGTTGCAGTGCCACCAGAGCCATTATCACTTTGAATACGAACATTTGCATCG